ATGCAGGAACACCTAAGGCAAAAGAGATTGTAGAGTCTTTTCAAAAGACAGAAGATTTAGATGCGTTTATAAAATCTTTTCAAGAAAATAAATTAAATATTGATCAGTTACCTATAGACTTTGCAAGATCTCAATTATTTAATAAAGCATCTGAACCTGTATCATTATTTCTTTCTGATAGACTTATGAAAGCAGAAAATAGTTTTCAACTAGATGAGCCTTCTTATGAAACATTTGAAGCTGATTCTGATAAAAACTATGGAGACTATCATTCAGAAAATGATTTATTATCAAATGCTACAAAAGGTACATTTATACCTAGACATACTCTTAGCTTTAATAAAAATAATTATTTTAATGCTTTACGTAAATATTTTACTAAAAGAATTACCAATCCTTTTATACATACTGCTGGAAAAAGTTGGTTAAAACCATTTAATGAAGCAGAGGTAACTCAATATATAGAGTTTGATCCTTTAAAAAAAGGTAACAGAAATATAAAACAAGGAGAAATATACATTGGAAACGCTGCTAAACAAATGCCTGTGGTTTTTAGGAACGAGCAACTCACCCTTAGCGAACTTTGGAGTAAGTATACTAGGGCCGTCTCCAAAGGACTTTCCAAAGAGGATCGTAAGGCTTATGAAGATGCACTTACCTTTCTTATTATTCGTACTCCTGCTGATTCAATTAGTGGAATACGAGCTGTTAGATTTAGAGGTTGGACAAACCAAAAAGGTGCAGGATCGTTATTACATTCCAAAGACAAAGAGTACATTGGTGGTGCAGACAACGACTCCGATAGTATTAAAATATTCCAAGGTTTAGGTAGTGATTTAGCTGAGTTTTATCGTAAAAATCAATTTGAAAGAGATAATTTAACTCAACAAGATTACGATAGAATGAATAATTTGTTTCTTAATAAAGACATACCAGAGTCTTTACGAAATGGTTTTAAAGAAAAGTTTAATATATTTTCTCCTTCACATAGATTTTTAGCAGGTAGAAATTCTAGCACAGGTAAAGATGGATTAGGATTTGGTTTAGCAGGTAAAGGCTATCTTATGAATCAATATGATTATGTAGTTAGCCAAGGTGGTAAAATAAAAGCAGGTAATGTTATTGTAACAGCTAAAGATAAAAACTCATTTAAAGAATTTTTAAATAGAGCTACAATGATTGTTAATAAGTCTGCTGATGCTAGTAAAGATCCTGCTGTATTGCCTTATAATAAACATCGTGATCTGTTATTAGAACAAGTATTTGATGTAAGAAAAAATGGCAAGCCAATTACAAGTTATAGTGAATTTAGTAAGGAAATAAAAGGTTCTAAATTAGAAGCTATTAAAGATGCTGTTCGGTTGAGTAAGCCTAGACAAACAACTTTTTTACCAGATGGTAGAACTAAAGTAACAGATATTTTTGAATATAGAAATCAATTAAATCAAGTTAAAGATAGACTTGGTGAAGATGATTTAGATCAGGTGTATGTTGCTGTAAATAGAGAGTTACAAAAAGTTTTTGAAGATGGTATAAACTTTTCACAAATAAATACTGTGCAAAAATTATTATATGATCAATTAAAAAATACTTATGTAAATCAACAAACTGGTAAATTAAAAATTTTAGAATCAAAAAAGAAATTTGAAAAATATCTATCTAAACATTTTAACATTATAACTGATGAACTAAGTTTTGCTACTCCTAATACACATATTAAAAATATGGAATCAGATCCAGATAAAGCTTTAGATATATTTGGTAAAGATATAGGACAGTATGCTACAATGGAATTATTAACAAAACAATTTGTTGATATACAAAATGCTTTTACTGAAAAAGGTAGACTTGTAAATGTAATAGATGATGTGTTACCTAACTTAAAAGGTAAAGCATTTGAAATAAAAGATTATGTGCAAGATATACTTAAACTTGAAAATCGTGATAACACAATGAATTTAGATGTAGATGCAAAAATAAGATCTACTATGGATAGGTTGCAAGATATGGAAAGAGGCTTACAAGATGGCTTGTTACAAGATTATTTTTCTTATTGGTTACTTAGTCCCATTAGACGTAATCCTAATCCAGAAAAACCTGCACAGCCTCAGTATTATAAAATGTTACATTCTTCTAGAGCTATTCCAATGCGAGCAAAGAAAGCTTTTTATCAGCAAATGGATGATATATTTACAAGAACATTAAAAGAAAATAAAGGCAGCGTTACTTTAAAAAAACCATTAAAGATAGAAGAGTCTATTATAGGTAATAATTTTAAATCATATGATTCTATAAATAAAATAGTAAGAGAAGGTGGATTGCAAAATATTGCTATAAGCAAACAAGATTCTATAGAAGTTGATAAGCTAACTAATTTTATTGATAAACATAGAGTTGATGACTTCAACAATTGGTTTACTCAATTTATGGAAAAAAATGGCAGAGGATTAAGAGATGTAACTACTATTACTATGGATGATGTAAAGTTTTTAAACAATTACTTTAATGAATTAAATACAAGTAAAGGTTTAAAGTTTGGTTTAAAAAATTATTATATGAGTCCTATGGAAATATCACGTCAAATGGAAATGATGAATTTTCATACTAGAGGATTAAAAATACGTGATCAAGTAAAAACATCTACAGGTACAGTAGAAAGAGATTATGTAAAAATATTAAGTCCTGTAGGATCTATATCAGATTATGGTGTAAAGGTAGAAGGTTTTATTAATAAATATGAATTGCAAAAAGATAAAGCAAGGTTTGGTATAGAAACTCAACTAAAAACATTGCCATCTATTAAAGATAGAAATTTATATATGGATAATATAATAGAGTATAGAGAGGGCAGAAAAAAATTAGAAGATTTAGATGCTAAGATAGATCAAGCAAAGTTTTTAAAACTTAATAACGAGATTACTAAGTTTAATAAAGATATGTGGGAGTTTTGGGTTACAACTAAAGATATATCTGGAAAAGAATTAAATTGGAATACTATAGATGTAGATCATAAATATGGTAAAATAAATGAGTTTATTAGATATAAAAATAATGGTGCATTTGATTTTAAACTATTTACAGATAAAGTTATAAATGCTAATCAACATACAGATCAAATTATTAATAAAGTTGGCATAGATGGTATTATGAGATATAGATATGAATACAAGCTTGAAAAATCTATACGTAATAAAGCTGATAAGCAAAGAGAAAGAGAAAGGTTAAGACAGAAAGTAAAATTTGTTCCTAGAAAAAAAAGAGATTATTCAACGTATATACATCATAGCATAAGAAATGTTCCAGAGGGAATACTATTAGAACAAGCAAAATGGTTAAATAAACAAGCTGCTAAACAAGATTCTGCTGGTATAAACAGATTGCAAAGAGAGATAGCATTAGATAATCCTTTTGTAGATATTAATGATAGAATTGTTATTGAGCCTGAAATGGATATACCATTTGAACAATCTGCAGGTACAATAGCATCTCCGTTAAAAAAACGAGGAACGGATCCTATTCCTTTTAAGCGTAGTCCTGATTTATTTGTAGACTATCAGGATGCTTTAATAAAAGGCTATTTTAGAAATCTTATGAAGTTTAAAGCACAAGGCGATATAGATGCTTTCTTATATAACATGAGAGATTATAAGCCTAGTAATTCTGAAACAAAACACTTTACTAATTTATACAAAGGTATAAGCAAAAGTGAATTGCCAGATAACATGAGATATAAAAATTATGTTGATGTATGGGCTGATTTTATACGTATGCATGCTGAAATGGGAATGGGTTATCAAACTCAGTTTAGTTCTAAAATGAAAACTAAACAAGGTAGAGAGTTGTTGCATCTTAATAAAAAGAATTTATTTTACGTAACATCTGATGAGGTTGTTGCAAATCAATTAGAAAAATTATTTCAAAGTAAGTTAGGTAAAAATGCAAGTATACCTAAAGATCCTCAACTAAGACAAATTTATTTCTATAATAAAATTAGAAGTTTTGGTAGAGGTGAAGCACAATATCAATTATTATCATTACTTGCTAATACTGGTACATTTACAACAAATATATTTGGTGGATCTGCATTAACTATGGGTAGTGCTGGTATTAGAAATTTTATTGATGCACAAAGAAACGGTGCTGTAAGAGATATATTATTAACAGATAGCAAAGGAGCTAATAAAGTTTTCTTACGAAACGGTACTCCAGTTAATAATATTAAGCAATTAAATATTTGGATGGAAGAAAGTGGTTTTTATGATAATTACTTACAAAATGAATTTGAAGTAAAAGCTTAATAGTGGAGTAATTTAGTGGCCAATTCGCAACCTAAAAAAATAGTCATTGTCGGTGGTGGTACTGCTGGTTGGATGACCGCAAGCTTATTAGAAAAAGCTTGGGGGAATAAAGGCGCTGAAATTGTACTTAT